CAAGAGATGAATTAGCAGCAGTCTCAAGTAATTCTTATGGTTACTTTGGTGGTGGTGGTACTCCTAGTCCAGTATCAACAGTGGATCGTATTGATTTCTCTAATGAAACTATGTCATTTAGAGGAAATATTCTACCTCAAGCAAGAGAACATTTGGCAGGATGTTCAAGTGTTAATTATGGTTACTTTGGTGGTGGTGAGACACCACCTCAGGTTACTACAGTAGACCGTATTGATTTCTCGAATGAGACTACATCAGCACCAGGTAATAATTTAACTCAAGCAAGACGTGAATTGGGAGCAACCCAAAGTAGTTCTTATGGTTACTTTGCTGGTGGTGAGTCACCTAAGCGTAGCACAATAGACCGTATTGATTTTTCTAATGAGACTGTATCAGACGTAGGTGATTTATCTCAAGCAAGAGATGAATTAGCAGGAGTCTCAAGTAATTCTTATGGTTACTTTGGTGGTGGAGGTACTCCTAGTATACAATCAACAATAGACCGTATTGATTTCTCTAATGATACTACATCAGTACCAGGAAATGGATTAACTCAAGCAAGAAGTGACGCAGCAGCAGTCTCAGGTAGTTTTTATGGTTACTTTGCTGGTGGTGATGCACCTAGTGTAACAACATTAGTTGATCGTATTGATTTCTCTAATGAGACTACATCGGCACCAGGTAATAATCTATCTCAAGCAAGAAGACAATTTGCAGCAGTCTCAAATTAATTTATGAAACAATTTTATTTTATGTCTGGTCTTCCAAGATCAGGTTCGACTTTATTGACCGCATTACTTAATCAGAATCCAGAGATACACGCATCCACAAACTCACCTCTGTTGGATACAATCCATTATACAGAAGAGTATCTTTTATATAATTCAGAACAATATAAAGCAACACCAAACCCCGAAGGTGCTCATAAGGTATTATCTTCCATACCCTATAATTATTATTTCAATACTCCTCAAGATATTATTATTGATAAGTCCAGAGGTTGGGTCAATCAGATAAAACATATCAAGGATTATATTACAACTGAACCAAAAATTATCTGTCCAGTAAGAAACATTCAGGACATTTTATCTTCATTTTTAAATCTTATTTCTAATTCAAAGACCACATCATTTATTGATGAAAACTTAATTCGGAACAATATAAAAATCTCAAATGATAATCGTTGTGATTATTTGATGTCTCCACAAGGAATCATAGGGCAATCATATAATGCTCTATTAGAATGTTTTAGAAAAGGAAATAATCAATACTTATTACTTATTGATTATGATGATTTGGTAAGAAATCCTCAACATGAACTCAATCGTATCTATGAATTTATAGGGTTGACATCTTATTTTCATAGTTTTGAGGATGTTTCTACCAAACAAGATGAGAATGATAATGTTTATAAGTTAGAAAATATGCATAGTGTCCGAGATACAGTGGAAAAAATACATCGTGATAATACAAAGTATCTTTCGGAGAATATTATGAATAAATATAATCATATGGAGTTCTGGAAAAAGCAGAGAACTCAAAGTTATTCTGTCTTCGGATTATAAATGGCAATATTTTCTCTCAACGAAGTTAGAACAGAACAGATAAAGAATATTGCAAACGACAACTTTGAGAGTTGGCCAGAGAGTGCTACTTATGGTTACTTTGGTGGTGGATCTAATGCACCTGGTAGTAATACTGAAACAACAACAGTAGATCGTATTGATTTGTTTAGTGAGACTACATCGGCACCAGGTCATAATTTATCTCAACAAAGACGTGATTTAGCAACAGTCTCAAATAGTTCTTATGGTTACTTTGGTGGTGGTCTTAGAAATAACTCTGTGAGGGATACAATAGATCGTATTGATTTCTCTAATGAAACCATGTCATTACCAGGTAATGATCTACCCGAAGCAAGCTCAACTTTATCAGGAACCTCAAGTAATTCTTATGGTTACTTTGGTCTTGGAGGACCTAATTCAGCGTATGTTAAAGTAATAGACCGTCTTGATTTCTCAAATGAAACTTTTTCAGCAGGAAATGATTTATCTCAAATAAGAGGTTATGCCGGAACAGTCTCAAGTGATTCTTATGGTTATTTTGGTGGTGGTTATAATGATACTCCTCCAACTTCATATGACACAGTAGACCGTATTGATTTCTCATCTGAAACTACATCGACACCAGGTAATAATTTACCTCAAGCAAGAGATTCTATGGGAACAGTCTCAAGTGATTCTTATGGTTATTTTGGTGGTGGTACTAATGGTCCTAACTCTTCTGATCTCTCCACAGTAGATCGTATTGATTTCTCATCCGAAACTTTCTCAGTACCAGGTAATAATTTACCTGAATCAAGATGGGGATTATCGGCAGTCTCAAGTGATTCTTATGGTTATTTTGGTGGTGGTTATTCGACTCCACCACCTACTAAGCATACTACAGTAGATCGTATTGATCTCTCTAATGAAACAATGTCAGTACCGACAGCACCGAATAATAATTTAACTCAAGGAAGAAACGGTTTAGCAGCATTATCAGGAGGAACATCGCAAAGAATAAAAGGTTCAAGAACTTATGGTTACTTTGGTGGTGGTAACCCAGGTCGAATAGATCGTCTTGATTTATCTAGTGAAACTACATCAACACCAGGTAATGATTTATCTCAAGCAAGAGGAAACTTGGCAGCATTCTCAAGTAATTCTTATGGTTACTTTGGTGGTGGTCTAGCATTACCACCAGGAACACCTACGAACAGAATAGACCGTATTGATTTATCTAATGAAACTTCATCACTACCAACTGCTACTTTATCTCAAGTATCAGCACCACCAATTGCACCAGGAGTAAGATGTCGTTTCGCAGCAGTCTCAAGTAGTTCTTATGGTTACTTTGGTGGAGGTCAAGGTCTTGACGACAACTTTGGTTCTGAACGTCTTAATGTAGTAGACCGTTTTGATTTTTCTAATGAAACTGTGTCATTACCAGGAAATAATTTATCTCAAGCAAAAGACGATTTAGCAGCAGTCTCAAGTAGTTCTTATGGTTACTTTGGTGGTGGTGAGAGAGTTCCAACAACACCATCACTTGATACAGTAGATCGTATTGATTTCTCTAATGAGACTACATCGGCACCGGGTAATAATCTACCTCAAGGAAGAGAGAATTTAGCAGCATGTTCAAGTAATTCTTATGGTTACTTTGGTGGTGGTCTTACACCGAATTCACCATCACCAGTTGTTACAAGATATAATACAATAGACCGTATTGATTTCTCTAATGAGACTGTATCACCAGTAACTGCCACTTTACCTGAAGCAAGAAGTTCTTTAGCAGCATGTTCAAGTAGTTCTTATGGTTATTTTAGTGGTGGTATTATACCAAATCCACCACCTCCAGTTGTATCCACTACATCTGACACAATAGATCGTATTGATTTCTCTAATGAGACTACATCTGCATCTGGTAATAATTTACCTAGAGCAATAAATGGATCAGCAGCAGTCTCAAACTAAAACTAAATAAAATACCTACATCATTATGATATGAATGATATACTTAGAAATGTATTGATACAGCCAAAAGTTGTATCAAAGGAAGGAATTGATTTTTTAATCAATCATGCAGACACCGCACCTAAAGATAAAATGGGTGTGTTTGATGGAGAGAAAGCAAATAAAAATAAAGAAGGTCATCCATCAAAGGTTGATCTGAGTGTAAGAAATGTAGATTGTTCTGATATCTCAAAAATTATTGGAGAAGTTAAAGAACTTTATGATAATATAGTTCATCATGTAATCAATCCTTTTTATGAGTTTAAGATAAGGGATAGTGAACTTCCTCAGTTGCTTGTATATGAACCAGGAGGGCACTATAAAGCACATTACGATGCTGTATCAAGGTGGAAGAATCCTGATGGTTCTGTCATTTGGAAGAAGTCTGTGGACAGAGATTTGTCAACTATTCTTTTTTTGAATAGTGATTTTGAAGGTGGGGAATTTGTATTTCCGGACCTTAGAGTTCGCATCAAACCAGAACCGGGATTATTAGTTGCCTTTCCATCTTCTCAGTTTTATCTTCATAAGGTAGAACCAGTCATCTCAGGAACTCGTTATGCAATGGTAAACTGGATGACCGTTCAAGGTATGTCTACGAAATCGGAGATTGATAAAGAGATAGAAGATAAATACAATATAAATGTATACTGATAAAAATGTCTCAATTAATTAAACACTTTTTGGTGGATAGAGATACTGGCGAATGGATAAAGGGTGGAATAAGGGGATATGTATTTCCAAATTTAAAAAGTTTGGAAATTGTTTATCGTTTAACTGATGAGAATGGAGATCATATTTGCCTATCAAAAGTTCCAGAGTATTTTGAGTATTCAAAAACTGTAACTCCAGCAGTTTTAGCAGAGTATCAGAGTGATTCTAATATCACTGTAGTAAGTTCTACAGAAAGGCAGATTGAAGAAACTGAAGAAGAAACGGGTGAAACAACTACAGTAACTGTCCATGACGTAACTTATAGAGAAACAAATACTATTGTAGAAAGTGATGGTCTTAAAATATTAACTCAAGAACAATGGGACACTGAGATTTCTAATTATGATGCAAGGCAAACTGAAAAAAGATATGGTGAAATAAGAATAGTTAGAGATGAGGTTTTAAAAGAAACTGATTGGATTGTTATAAAATCAACAGAGGATGGAGGTGCATTAGCAGATGAATTTAAAAATTGGAGACAATCTTTAAGGGATTTACCATCTGTTGGAATAACCACAGATGTTTTTCCTGCATCTCCGGCATCAGTTAAAGTTGATGGAAATATAACCAAAGATTATTCTAGTAAGTTGAGATCTATTGTTTTGATAAATGATACTCTTCCAGCTCTACCACAACCACAAAGACCTGGGATTGGAACTACTGGTTAATCGTCAATAAATCATAACACTTTTGATTCTTATCATAAGCATAATCAGAATAAGGACCATTTTTTCTTACATAATGTAGAAATAATTGCATGAAGATATCATTTTCATGAGTTTCTAAAGGGTCTCTCCAATGAGGAACTTTTGTTCCTAGATATGCTAATCCATCACCTGTAGGAGTTACAACTTCCTGACGTTTTCCTGTAAGATCTTTGAGTTTTATGGGCCACTTCGCATCACCGAAAATATTCATAGTAACTGATACTTCACATGATGGTCTATCAGTGTGACATTTCATCCAACCTTTGTTATGATAAGTTGTTGTAAACCAATAGGATGGAATAAGTTCTTCTCCTAATAGTTCTTCAAGAATTGGTTTAACTCTATGAACTACAAATGTAGATGATGGTGGGGCATAACAAGTTAATACTCTTCCTCTCTCATCATCCCAGTGTCCCTCAAGAGAACCTAAATCATTAATAGCACCACATATATTTTGATATTTGATTTTTATTGCTTCTTCTTTGGTAATGATTTTGGGAAGGTAATGCCAACCCACATCAGAAAAATTTTTCATTACAAAATCTATTTTGAAATTATTTATCGTGCTACAATAACAAAAAAAAACAACCATCTTTAATAATTAAAATGATTTTTAAAATCTATTCAAAAGAAAATTGTCCTTATTGTTATAAGGTAAAAACTGTTTTAGAAATGACAGGCACAAATTTCCAGGTCTTTAAATTGGGAGATGACTTTACACGAGAAGAATTTTATGCTAAATTTGGTAAAGGATCTACATTTCCTCAAGTTATCTGTGACGACAATACTATAGGAGGATGCGTTGATACAATCAAATTTCTCAGGGAAAGACAAGTCATCAAATCTTAACATAAATAAATCACAAGATCACAGAAATCGTGGTGTTGACTTTTTATTAAACGGGGGT